GAGTGAGGCATAACTGGCCATGTCGATCCAGTTGTCAATGTGCTGGGCTGTCTGATTAGTCCTTGCAAGTTTAACCAAGACCATGATCCCTGCCACCTGATAGTCGTGTATTGGTGTTTGGAGGTATGCACTGAGGAGCATTGCGGTGTGCTGCAAGTTATCCGCAGGATGACCGTATGACAGCCCACGGTCACGGATCGTGTCTGTTGCTGTGAGTAGGATTTCATTAGCTAGCATTTGCTGCTGCTCGCTGATACTTCTTAGCAAGGGCTAGACCCTCGCGCTTGCCCTCGTTAAAGCCTTGAGACCAGCCAACTACGTACCAAAGCACGTTAGCTGCTAATAGAAGTAGGATGATTGGAAGTTGCATTATGCGATACGCCCCTTTCGCAACAAATACAGTCTAGAATTTACAGATTTATATGTGCGATCTAAAACCTTGGCTATTTCTCTTTCGCTCTTACCTGCTGCAAGAGCCGCTTTAAGATAGTTCATTTCCTCTTGAGTCCATACTCGAACGCCCTTTGGTCTGCGCCCTGTACCAGATCCGCGCTTCCGTGGTGTAGGGGTCTGAACCAGTGATAAATTAACACTGTCTACTTTTGTTGCCTTTTCCATTAAGAGCTTTAATAGCAGCTCTTTTTCTACATTTGTAATCACTATTCACCTATCTGCCCCAGTGCCCTTGACTGAGTACGATATTAGTGTGACACACCGACACGACATATCCGCGCATATCTGCATAACAATTTGATAACGGATTTAGGCGTATAACTTCCCGTAAAGGGTGAACGATCCGTCCTTGTTTATAGGCACGAGCATAGGGCTAACACGATCTCCATGCGTCTCTATGACTGCTACAGACATCTGCCAATTAGCACTGCCAGCCTTCAAATAAGAGGCTTTCTTCTTGTCCATGACATTTCCTGCCTCTAAGCCCCACAAAGTCCTGTATGAGGCTCCTATGCCCTCTGTGAAGGCACTGATGCCTGCTCTGTGGGTGTGTCCACAGACTACAGACTTGCCAAACTTCTTAGCCAAACCAAGGGCTGTAAGTCCAGCGTTGGAATTCATAGATCCTTCATCGCCATGGACTAGCACCCAGCCTTTGTGGAATTCAAAGGGCTTTTTGTGGAATCGGATGCCGAGTCCGGCGAAGTCCATAAACTTGGCGTACTCAAGCTCTGGCAACCCAATGAGGCTAGGTGCTCGTAATAACGTATGGTAGAGCCTGTCTGTGTGATTGCTGCGAGTGACATCTGTTGTGCCGAGGTCATAGAGAATATTCTGAGCAAGGCTTCTGTCAGCATCTAAGGTACCCTCCCACTCTAACTTAGTTCCCTGTGCCCACTTGCTTTGTGACTGCATATCTAGCTCGTCACCTGTGTTTAATACAAGGTCAAACTTCTCACGCTTTACTAACTTGATTAGATTCTTAACGGCCTGCTCATGGTGATAGGGGATCTGTAAATCCGAGATAACCAGATAGCGTTTCTTAATCATCGTCCTCATCTTCATAATCGCCGAACTTCTCTGGATCGACTGGGTCTGGCAAGATCCAACCAGGGTACGACTGAGGCTCGGTGATCATGAACATGGCTATATCTTCCTTAAAGCCTGCTCTTTTAAGGCTGCAAAAGTATTCATAAAGCCCAATGCAATAAGCATCTAACTTAGAGTAACCCTGCTCCTCTAGTGCCTTTGTCGCTTTTCTTGCCATGGGTAAATTATCGGTCTAGAAGTAGGTTATAGATTTCATCAACACGCCCGTTGAGTCTTTTAATTTCAGACAAAAGGTGCGTGATGACAAAGCCCGATAGACCACCTAGCACTGCAAGAGTAGCCAGGTAGAGAGTAAAGAAGTCTGATTGCGTCACTTCTTCATGCCCAGTGCCGGATCATTAACATTTAAGTACCGGAGTACTGGAGGCAGAATCGATGCAACACCAGCTGCAACCAGAGCCTTAGGGTCTGTGACCCCTGCTGCTGCCATTGAGATAACTGCTACTAGAAAGGCTCTAGCCCATGATCCTGCTGCTGTCTTTAGTTCATTCATTACTTGCTCCTAACATAGGTATCTGAAAAAAAGCCCCATCATTATCAGCCTTTTTCGTAAAGCTGACATGCATGTGCTTAGTGTGTTTGTTAGCCCCTGTGTATGTGCGCCATTTCCAGTTAAGGATGCTGGAGCAGATGAGTCCATCGAAGATGATGTAACTAATACGCTTGTCTGCTTTTGACTTTGATAAGGTGCGAAGCTGATCTGCAAGATCGCCCATAATGTCTGGTTTCGATCCTTTATGTAGGTCACGGTCGATATCAATGGCACGTACCCAGCCCTGCTCATCAGGATTATGATCAGACTTGCGAGCAGCGTGTCGGGTATCACCGATCCAGCCATCCGATGTGCGGTCACGATCTGGGAATGAGTCATCAAACTGTTCCCGAAGTTGGATCGCTGCTTTACTTAGCTGCGGCTTCATGCTCTAAATATGCCTGATAGTCTGAGTTAGCTTCATGCATAGGAATACATAAAATGCTTCCATCAGCCAAAATTGCTTTCACAATACTTGTTCCCATAGGTGTTTCAATTATTTCATAAATTATGTTTTCCATTATAGCTCCGCACTAAAGGCTAGACGAGTTGCAGCATTATTTGCAGCGATGCCACCAGCATTTCCAGCAGTACCGCTTATTTCTGTATTGTTATAAAGACTTACAGCAGTTGTTGAAGCTGTCGCTAAAGTCCAAGAATTAAATAAATCTTGACCACCATTGCGATTAAATTGCCAGTAATCTGTTCCTGTAACTTGTACGATTGTAGGCTGGGCACGCATTGTAACAGGGTAACTTAAAGTAAATTGTAATTGGCTTGCTGAATACATAAATCCCATTGAAAGATTACCGCCTTCAGAACTAATTGCTTGGTAGTAATAACGCTGGCACATAGCCAATTCAGCTTGTGGGCTTCCTCCGCTTGCAGTCTGGAATGGAGTTGCCTTTGATCCGTATTCAACCTGAACACCCCAAATATTAAAAGTGTTTGTCTGAATGCCGAGTGAACCAGTACGGGAGTTAAAGTCAGATCCCGCAGAAACCCATAGACCTAAGCTCAGGTATGAACCTGTTCCAATTGTTTTTCCTGACATAGAAGGTAAAGTAATTGTGGCAGAGTATCTTGCCCATGATGTAGAAATTGCAGTTTTACCAACAAAGTTAGTAACTCGCGTAGATCCTCCTGAGCCAAATTGCTGATCTAATTCGATTGCAATAGATGGAGTGCCTGAACCTGATTGCGCCCAAAAAGATACTGTAACTGGCTGACCTGCAAGAGTTCTAACATCCTCAATTCTCTGTGTAAGAATTGCAAGGGCACTAGTAGCAGTCTGACCAGTAGTAACAAAGCGAAAATAGTTTGCTGCCTCGTATCCTGCAACTGGTGCTGCACCAGGAGTAAAGGTTTGTGCAGAAGCGGTGCAAGTTCCATCCACATTATTTTGTGCAAAGCGATCGAAGTTAAACACACCTGTAACAGTGCCAGAAGTGAAAGCTCTTTGGTTGATTGCAAAGTTTCCGTTAATTATTTTATTCTTAGCAGCTTGACCATAGCCGACATTCCATACTGAGGTATCAATAGCATCGCCAAGTGTGCGGATGTCTGCTGCGCCATTCTTTACAAGGCTAGAGTTGTCCGGCTCTGCCCACGAATAGTTCGGTGATGTTGCCATTTAAGTTAGTGCTCCTGTCGCATTTGTCCATGTAAGTGTAGCATTTACGCCTGTCCAAATGAGTGAGGCAGGTGTAACTGTTTCCCATTGAGTAGTAGATAGTGAGAAGTCTGTAGCTGAGACATAGAGAGTTATGTCCACGTAAGTAGGCGTGGCGTTAAGTGCCACATTCTCAACAAAGCCGTCAAAGGTTCCATCAAGAAGATTGCTAGGCAGGTTAGTGATAAGCACAGGCTGACCAAAGAAGATCCCAATTAGGCTGTCAAGCATTGCGCTAGGCATGTCTGGATTATCTAGACGGAAACGGATTGCGCCTAATGAGCTTCTAGGGTTCTTTCTAAGGTTTAACTCTCTGGAGGCGATATCAGTGATGTCTGCAAGGTTCTTGATGTTTGACTCTCTGGATACCTCAAACAGCCCGTAGGAGGCTATAGAGTCGCTATCAGAGGTACTGTAGGTCGATGCGTAGCCAGCAGCGTACTTATAAATCAGGCTGTTACGGATACGTGCTACTTGAGTCTGAGAGGTAATACTGCTAGGAGTTGCATAAGAGCCATCTAGGTTAGTAAAGCCATTGGCAGCCAAATAATTAGAGCGGTGGTCGGCATCGTCATAGGATACGTCTCCATCTTTTTCCTCAAAAACTTGTCCTAGTGCGCTAGTGGCTATCTGATCTACTAGGGTCTGGCTCTTAGCAGTAGCACTAGCTGCGAGGTTAATCATTGTGTAGAAGCCAGTGTCAATAGTGCCGATGTACGACTCAGCCTCAGCCCATGTCACAGTTGCAGGATAGGTATCCCATGTGACTGTAGGGGTGACTTCTGCCCACGACAGGTTTAGGGCGCTGCCTAGAATCTCTGCGATCTGTGCGCCATCTAAGGCTTCTGCAAGAGCTGTGTTATAGACAGCCTTTGTTAGTTTAGCCAGTGCGCCAATGCCAAGGATTGTGCCAGTAGTAATAAAGCCTGTTTCTTCTGGGCTTCTAACTCCAATATTAAAGTCTGATACTTCTCCACCGAATACAGTGACATAAGTACCGCTGGAATTCTTGAGCTCTAAAAGGATTGGCTCAGTGACGTTGATGGTAAAGGGTGAGTTATCTGCATTGACTATCTGGACTTGGCAATACCCAGCAGTAGGCTGACGATCTATGTCTAAGCGACCAGATGCAAAGGAAACAGAGGTGACAGTCGTATAGACATCATCACCTACTGTTACTCGCCATTCTGGAAGCCATGTCATATTTAAGCGACTCTCAGCGTTCCACGATCTCTTGCATCTTGAAGCACTTGGTCGATAGCCTCAGCGATAGCGTTTGGATCACCGATGCCAGTGTTCACAATAATTGTGTTACCGCCACCACCCATAGCAGACCCCGGAAAGCCGCTAGACGCGTAGTTGCCTGCTGTAGAAGAATAGCCACCGCCACCGACTACAGGAACAAAGCTGCCTGCTGCAAGGGCATCAAGGAGTGAAGGAGTGCCAGTAGTTGTGCTTGCTACTGCTGAGGTGCTAGTGGCTGTGCCACCACCGATCATCTTTAACTTAGCGATAGCAGCATCAAGGTTGGCTAGGTTAATTAGATCCTTTGGAAGAATTGAATCAAGGATGGACTTAATGTCTCTGAGTTTTAGATCCTGATTAGTAAGCACACCAAGGATCTTTAAGTCTGCATTGAGTTTATTAGTTGCATTAGTTATGGCTGCAACATCCTTGGAGGCTATTGCTTCTTCTAGATCCAGAATAGACTGCTTAACCTCTAGGCGAGCAAGGTCATTAGTAATCTGTAGCAGTTGTGCTTGGCTAGTAACCTTGCCTAGTTGCTCTGCTGCATTCTTTTCAGCTGCTGCTAACTGTATCTTCTCCATGTCAAAGACATTAGATCCCTTGCCTAGGGCTAGGTTAGCCTTGTCGATGGCTGCCTTTAACTGCTTGGCTTTGAGTTGCTTTAATTCTTCTGCTGTGAGTTTCTTGCTAGATGCAAGAGTTGCAGCAGTGTAATTAGCCTCTAGCTCTGCTAAGTGTGCCAGCCCTGCTGCTGGATCGTTAGCAGAGCCTTTGTTTGCACCTTTAGCAAGGCTTCTTAAATATGGGATCATGGTGAACTTGAACAATTTGTCAATGTCAAAGATTGCGCCTGCGCCGCCAAACGGAAGATTACCAATTCCTTTTATTTGATCTATAAGTATGGCTAAGCCTTGAATGGACTCAGATATAGCCGTAGCGAAGTCCTCCATACCTACTGCTAGTTCATCGACTGTAGAGTCCTCGGATAAGATTTTTAGCGATTCAATAATACCTTTACCGATGATCTCCTGAACGTTGGCAGATGCAACAGATAACTTGTCCATTGAACCTTGGAAAGTATTAGCCGAGGCAGTAGCAGCCCCAGCAAAGGTTGTGGAGAGTTGATTCATTACTTCATCAAAGGACTTAGCCTTAAGATCAGCCTTGGAGATGCCCACGCCTAATTTACCAAGGGCTGTGTTATTGCCTAGGTATGCCTTTGTAATCGCGCCTGTGACGCTCTGTAAATCCTTGCCAGTTGATGCAGAAATATCTAAAGCGATC